ATCTATCCGTCTCCTTCCTCCAAGGGCATCAACGACGGCTATTTGATCGAGCACCACAGGTTGAAGCGTTCGTCCCTTGAGGAGATGATCGGCATTGAGGGATACGACGATGACGCTATTCGGCGCTGCCTCGATCTATACGGCCAGGGCGGGCTTCGTAATTGGCTTTTTATTTCCAACCAGGTGGAACGGGCCAGGCTCGAAAGCAGGGAGCAAGAGGACCGGGATCCGGAAGCGCGCATCGATGCCTTGCAGTTTTGGGGTCGGATCCAAGGATTGATGTTGCTGCAATACGGAATGTCCATCGATCAAATCGAGGACCCATTTGCAGAGTATGAAGCCGAGGTTTGGCTGATAGGGCCCTATGTGATCAAGGCCGTTCTCAATCCTCACCCGCTCGGCCGCCGGCCATACCACAAAGCGGCTTTTCGTAAGCGCAAAAACTCCTTTTGGGATACGGCACTTCCTGAGATCCTGGAGGACATCCAGGATATTTGCAACGCTGCAGCGCGGGCCATGGTCAACAACATGGCGATCGCGTCCGGGCCCCAAGTCGGCATCGATGGAACCAAGATTATGCCTGGGACCGACAAGACCAAGCTTTACCCCTGGAAAGTGTGGGAGTTTGACCTTACCGAGGATCAGAACAACAGCCGGCCGCCCATGTGGTTCTTCCAACCCAATCCCATGACCGAGGCCTTGCTTAAGCTGTACGAGTTTTACAGCCGTGAGGCCGACAATAAGAGCGGATTTCCTCGGTATTCCTATGGTGGGGAAGCTAAAGGCGGCGCCCTTGGGACCGCTTCGGGTCTTTCCATGATGCTGACCAACGCCTCCAGGGGCGTCAAGAAGGTTGTTGCCAACATCGACAAGGGATGGGTTGCAACCTCCGTGCGTGACACCCATGAATGGTTGTTGCTGTTCGACCGGGATCCGATTCTTTACCAGGGAGACGTCAAGCTGATCGCCACCGGATCCAGCTCCCTGGTGGCCAAAGAGCAGCTTCAAATCCGTAGAAACGAGTTCTTAGGCACCGCATTGCATCCGACCGTTGCCCAAATCCTTGGGCCGGAAGGCCTTACCGAGATCCTTCGCGGGATCCTCAAGGGCCTGGAGTATCTGCCCGGGGAGGTCTTGCCGACCAAGGGCCAGGCAGCAAAGATGCAGTGGGTCAATCAAATAGCATCCGGAGCCCTGCCCATGCCGGCGCAGGCTCCACAAACCCAGGCCGACGGCTCTAAGATGGGTGGGGCTGATACTCGGCTGTTCAATTAAAGGAGACAACCGTTGATCAAGATTAGCGTAGACAAAGAACATGCCGAGGCTTTACGAGCGATCGAGCTTATCAAGCATAAGTGTACGGCTGAATTTAATTTGGTAGTGGAATTATTAGAGCAAAATCTGGCCAGGCTCCGTAAGCAAAATGACACAAACACCGGCGATATACGGGAATGGACACAAGGGGGATGTCAGATTCTAAAATCCACGGTAGATATTCTTAAAAACACCAGGCATCACTTGGACATTTTAAGACCGAACCAACCCGGCCAAGGCCAGGGTTATAGGGATCCGCACCGATTGTTTTAATCACGCCTTTTTCGACGCTCACTTAACGCTCTGGCCGCTTGGCCAGGGCGTTTTTTTATACATACCGCTATGTGCGGCCCACCCCATTGCCCGCCTTTTTACTCCATCCTACACGGGAAACAGACACTGTTATCGCTTCATCCGGATTGGCACCTGGATAGAGCGGAACCCGATGAAGACGGCAGCACCGGCCGTGACGCGACACGATACCGGAGGCTGATCAGCTCAAAGGAAGGAGACAATCATGCCAGCACCATTACCCGCAGCGGTGGCCAGCCAGGCGAAAGCCTCGGAAGACATGGCCAACGCGCTTAGACAGGGCCAGCACCCGCAGGCCTCGACACCGGCAAGCCCGGACACCGTCGTTCAGACGACCCCGGCCCCGGCCGAGACACCCGCACCCGCACAGCCGGCTCAAACGGTCACGGATCCGCAGCAAAACCTTACCTGGGAACAGCGATTCAACACCCTCCAGGGCAAGTACAACGCTGAGATTCCGCGACTAAACAAGGCACTCGAAGATTTGACCCAAAAGCTCAACGCCACGAATCAGCGGTGCCTCGATCTTGAGTCCGAAAACCGGCAGCTCCGTGAGGCTGCCAACCAACCAGCTACGCCAGAAGGCGAGGGGAAAATCACCATCAACCCGGACGATTTCGAATCCTACGGCCCTGAGTTTGTCCAAATGGCCACATTGCTCCAGGATGTGGCCAAGACCAACCAGGATACCGTGAAAAAGGTCGAAGACTTCTCCACTCAAACCGCAACGGACGCAGCAGACGCTCGAACCAAGTTCGAAGATGCGCTGACGGACCTGGTTGGGGATTGGAGAGCTCTTAACTTCGACCCTGGATTTATCGCCTGGTTACAGGTGTTGCCCCAGGGGGCCGATAAAACGCGGTTGCAAGATCTCCGCGACAAAGAGGCCGCCCTCGATCACGCCGGATGTGCGGAGCTATTCAACGCTTACAAATCCGAGCACCCATTCCAAATGCCTGGGGCCCAAACGACCCCGAATCCAAATACACCGGCGCCAAACATCAACAGCCAGTTTACCCCGGACAGCTCCGGCGGTGCGGGCGAAACGGCTCCTAATGTTTCGCAACGGACTTGGACTCGCGCTCAAATCAAACAGTTCTTCCTGGACAAGGCCAACGGCAAGTACAACGGCACCCTTGGTACTCCAGAAGATGCAGCGGCTTTAGAGCGGGACATTCATGCGGCGCCAGGAGAGGGGAGGGTAATCGGATAGTGGAGGATAAATTCCTATGACATATCCGATTCATGCCAATGCCGGTGCGGCTTATCAAGCGGCTGGTGGTCTTTCTGGCACCTACATCCCGGAGATTTGGTCCGGGAAGTTGCTGGAAAAGTTCTATACGGCCACCGTCTTCGCTCAGATTTCCAACACCGACTACGAAGGCGAGATCACGAAGTACGGTGATAAGGTCAAGATCCGTACAATCCCCAACATCGTTATTCGGGACTACCAGATCGGCGAAGGTTTGACCTACGATCGGTATCGTTCTGACAACGTCGAGCTGCTTATCGACCAAGGTAAATACTATGGCGTGAGCATTAACGACGTTGAAAAGAAACAGTCCGATATCGACTACGTCAACGCCTGGGCCGAGGATGCGTCCGAACAGATGAAGATCGTTATCGATGCGGCCATCCTTGCCGACATTCCTGCCGATGCTGCCTCGACTAACGTGGGGCAAACCGCTGGCAAGATCCACGGCGGCATCGACCTTGGGACCACAGCTGCCGACGGATCCAATGCGATCCAGCTCACCGCTGACAATGTGATCAATTACATTATCTGGTGTGGCCAGGTCCTTGATGAGTGCAACATCCCCGAGCAAAATCGTTGGATGGTCATCCCTGCGTGGATGCGTTCCTTGATCATGGACTCATTTATCAAGGACGCCTCTCTTACGGGTGATGGCAAGTCTGCCGTTCGTACCGGTCGCATTGGTATTGTCGACCGGATGGAGCTGTTTACATCCAACAACATACTCCCGGTCGTTGAGGGATCCGTGAATTGCTACAGCATCCCGTTTGGCCACAAGAGCGCACTGACCTTCGCGTCCCAACTGGTCGAAAACGAAGTGATCCCCAACCCGAACGACTTCGGGCAGCTCATGCGTGGCTTGCAGGTCTACGGCTACGAAGTGATCAAGCCCGAGTCCATGGGCGTTCTGTACGCCAAACAGTAGTAGCTCTACCTAACGCTTAACACCCAGGGGGTAACCCCTGGGTGCTTTTCCATCCACCTTTTCAAGGAGCTTGAAATGCCTGAGAAGAAAGAACCCAATTTCACCCACTTGAAACAGATCGGAACCGGCCGCCTGTTTGTCCGCACCGACGTATTGGCAGCGCGAAAAGACATGGTGCCCTACGATTTCGAGAACCCGGACGCCGTGCCGCCTGATTTTGAAGGACGTGTTGAGGATCCGGTCACCCAATTAACCAAATTCATGCGCATGTGTACCAAAGAAGAGGTCTTGCTTGCCCTTGATCGCGTCTTTGGCAACCAGCTCTACGGCCAGCCTAAGGAGGCCCCCATTGCTGAGCCCAAGCCTACCAGCCAGATCGAACCGCCGGCCAAGACCATAAGCCAAATGGCCGAGGAGATTGTTGTTTCCGATGACGATCCCCTTCTCAAGCTGCCTAATCGCGAGGCCATTGCTCAGGCCGCCAAGGATAACCTGGACCCCGGCATTGCGCTGGACATCACCAAATCGCGCAAGGAAGTTGTCGCGGAATACCGCGCATCCGAGCAGCGCCTTAACGCCATGCGTAGCGGTGCCTAATGACCGTTTTAGTTTCCGAGTTATTGGCCAGTACGAGCGGGCCGCTTTTGGATCCAGCGTTTAGGCGTTGGGACGAGGCGACCCGCTTCGCCATCCTGAAATCAGCACAGCGCGAAATTGTCCGCTTAAAGCCAAGTGCAAGCACGGATTATGCGGACATTACCGTTGTGGCCGGAAGCCGGCAAGCTATCCCGACAACAGCTCTTAGGCTTTTGGATGTGTCTCGCAACATGGGGACAGATGGCAGTACACCTGGCCAGCCCATAACCGTCATAGATAGAACTGTACTTGATCAGATGTTTCCGGATTGGCACTCGGAAACGGTGGCTGCGGCCACCCCTGTCGAGCACTTCGCCTTTGATGACCGGGCTCCCAAGAGCTTTTGGGTATACCCGCGCCGGCCGGATGCCAATTGGCACATAGAGGCCCTGGTATCCACACCGCCGGCAGACATCGTCTACTCCGGTTCCTACGACATCGACATCACGCTTGACGACATTTGGCAGGTGGCCATCGAAGACTACATCATAGCCCGCTGTTTGTCGGGCCCGAAGGGGCGAGAGGTCCCAGGGGCAACCCAATTGGCTGTTGCACACATGCAATCGTTCTATGCGGCATGCGATCGAGAGGACATGATAAAGCTGTTGGTCACGCCCAACAGGCGCCGTCCGGATCCATCTCCCACGAAGGTTTTTTAAATGCACCCATTATCCGATTTTTCCAAGTTTATCGGCGCTGGCCTTTCCCAGGTGCCCAGGGCCATGGTCAACAGACAGGTCCTCGAGGCCGCAATCGAATTTTGTGAAAAAACATGGGCCCTTAAAACAGTAGTATCAGCGGCTTTCGAGCCCACTGACATCGATGACGAGTTAAACGATTCGATCGACATCGATCTGACGCCGGCGGGAGACACGGTCGAGCCGCTTGCCTTGGTTTCGCTCGTTGTCAATGGAGCCTCCAAAGAAGTTGAGCGGCTTTCACTTCCCGAACACTATTCTGATTTTCCGAAGGTGGCCGCCACTGGTCGCGTTTATTACGATTTTCCGACAACCCGGACCGTTCGCGTTTGGCCCATGTCTTTTTCTTCGGATGTGGTTATAGCCGCCCAGGTGGCTTTTAGGCCGAAAGAGACTGCGACCGAGCTCGACGATAAGCTTTATGACGAGTGGAGACGGGGGGTTCTGGACGGCGCCCGAGCCGATCTTTACGACCAACCGGATGCAAATTGGTACAGCGAAAGGGCTGCCAGGATGTTCCGGAGGAAATTTTTAGGGGCAACGGCAGAAGCAAAGCGTGTGCCGCCTGAAAGCCGGGTCCAGTTTCCGAGCTTTTAAGCTGGTGTTGCACAAACACAGCCGAACCACCACAGTTATGGGGACTACTAATGGCTGAAATACTGATAAAAGCCTGTGATGCCACCCACCCAGATCCAGACAAGGACCGGATAGGTTGCTATAAGGTTGGTATGCCGGTTGTGGTTATGCCTGACGGTCACGGCTGGGGCGCAAAGGAACTTCCACCGCTATTTTATCTTATAAAAGTTCCAGGCGTATCCGTTGATATGGTGGAGCCATTTGTTGCCCCCGAATACGAGGCATTGCCTGATGAGGACGGGAATCCAATAAAATATCGTCGTAGAAAATGGCAGATTCAAGTTACTGATTTGCCGCAGAGCATAAAGAACAAATTCCGCGATTATGGAGAGATAACTGTTCAAGCAGGTTCCTATGACGGCACTTACGATTACACATGGGATCAAATTAAGCAGTACTTTAGAAATCTTGAAACCGGTGCGGACGGAGCGGAGTTTGTATAGATGGCAACTGAAGTAATCAGTATAATTGACCCTGATAATGGGTCGGGAACCGATTACACGAGCCTTAGCGCGTGGGAGGCTGGTGAACAACGCAACCTCGTGACGGCTGATGAAATTGCAATTGCCAAATGTCGTAGTACATCTGGCACGGCAGACACGACAGCCGTTTTAATCGACGGATGGACCACCGACAGTACACGCTATATTAAAATTTGGACCGATCTGACTGAATCATTTCGTCATAACGGCAAATGGGATGATAGTAAGTATCGTCTGATCGTCGATGACGCTGTGGCTCTTTACAATACTGAATCCTATGTGACCATCGACGGTATACAATGTCGTCGGACCTATACATCATCACAGTACGGCAACGTGGTTTCAAATAATGTATACACAACCGCTGAAACACTTATTTCAAACTGCATAATAGATGGGGATGGAAATTATAATTATGGTTTAAGCATCGGCGGGAATTCAGGTCACACGTGCTATGTTTGGAATACGATAGTTTATAATACAGGCCGGATTGCGTTTGATGTTGGCGCAGATCCAGTCGCTTACGCCTACAACTGCACAGCGGCTAAGGTGTCAGGAGCGTATAACGGATTTGAGTATTTTGCCGAATGCAAAAATTGTATAGCAGTTGATATTGATGGCAGCGATTTTTCCAATTGCACTACTGTTGACTACTGCGCTGGTGATGATGGCACCGGCACAAATGCCCAAACACTCGACAGTTCAAATAATTACGAGAATGAGTTTGTTGATTATTCAAACGACGATTACCATTTGGTTTCCGGCAGTGTATGTGTTGGCAACGGAACCGACGATCCCGGAAGCGGCCTATATTCGGACGATATAGACGGCGATAGCCGATCAAGCACCTGGGACATCGGGGCTGATGAGTACGTAGCTGGGGGGACTACGGTGGCACAGCTCGACTCCTCGTTGCGCGTTTTTACGAGAGATGATCTTGCCTCTGCACATCATTTGAAAAGCGCTGATCAACTGGCATCATCCTTTAACGTTTTTACCGAAAAACAGGCCGCCGGATCATATCGCGTTTTTGCGGACGAGGATATGGCATCGGCCTTCAATGTTATGGCGGCCTCGATTGTAGATAGCAACTATCGCATTAAAACCGTCGACGCCCAAGCGTCCTCATATAACATAATAGCCGGCCAGGTCCTGGGATCCTCCTGGGCCGTGTTTTCCGGCAAGCAATTAGACTCGGGCTGGAATGTATTAGCTTCCGGCTATCTTGCTTCTTTAGCTTCTGCTTACAACGTCGCAGGCCTCAAGGTCCAGGCCTTCGATTATCACGTTAAATCCGAAACAGACGCACAGTCTGGATACAGAGTTTTTACCAAGACACAAGCCGACAGCCTATGGCGGGTGATCAGGTCCGATGCCATGGCCGCGGCGTACAATATAATGACCTCCAAGAGCATGAACTCTTCGGCGGCCGTTCGTGCTGCAGCAACGATGCTGGCAGGGGCCAGGATCCTTTCGCTGGTTGACCAGCAATTTGCCTATGCGGTTGGCAATCTGGTTGCTGTCCTGAGTAGCTCCTGGGAGGTCCACTCGGACATTGTTATCTTGCCGCTTTCCACTCATGCAGCCAGTAGCATTGTCTTTGACCATAAAGCTCTTTCGATCGCATTTGATCACAGAGCCTATGAAATTCTTTTTTCACAGGAGGGCAAGTAAATGGCAGCGAATATTACTTTTAGGCTAACAGGTGGCGCCTCAAACTCCGACCCCGACGCTTCTTTGGGTGGGGTAGGCAGCTCCCAGGAGGTTAGCGCGACTCCTCTAAACAACCTGTTCGACGATGTCGATGCAGGCGAAGCATCAGCCGGGGACGTCGAATACCGAGCGATCGACCTTTACAATGGTGGAGACCAGGCCGCTGTGGGTGTTGAGCTGTACATTTCCACAGAAACGCCCAACGCCAACACACAGATTGACGTAGCGCTGGATAGTACCACCCAATCCATTGCCGACGAAAGCACGGCGCCTACGGGCGTGACATTTTCTCACCCGTTGACCGGGTCAAGGCTCTCTGTTTCCGATATAGCGGTCGGAAGCACTCAGCGCGTTTGGTTGCGACGGACAGTATCGGCCAGTGCTCCGAACCTAGCCAATGATAATTTCCAATTGTCGGTAGAATACGCATAAGGCGGTGGACCAATGACCATGCACTTTCCGCAGCGGACAATCAAAATTAACTCGGGGTCCGATAATTGGGGCCCTCATAATTTTGATTTGGACAAAGCTATCCCTGACGGCCTGACAGTCAGCACGGTTACGGCAAGGGCCTACCTGGGACGCTATGACCCGGACGACAGCAATAACCCGCCGGCAAATGAAGTGGCAACGCATATCGATTCGGCCAGTGCTTCCAG